TGGATTTAATAATATAAATTTACATTGGACAAAACATCCAGAAAGAAATCAGGCCTGGAGAGATGAACAAACTCGTATATTAGGAGTAAAAGGAGCTGCGCAAGAATGTGATTGTGATTTTGTTGGTTCGGGTGATACTGTAATTGACCCATCGTTATTGACTTGGTATAAAGATACATATGTAATGGACCCGGTTGAAAAAGGTGGATTTGATGGAAATTATTGGAAATGGGAACATCCAAATTATAACAGAATGTATATGGTAGTTGCCGATGTCGCTAGAGGTGATGGTTCGGATTATTCCACATTTCAAGTCATAGATGTTGAAGATAGTTCGCAAGTTGCAGAGTATAGAGGTAAAATAGAAACAAAAGATTTTGGTAATTTTTTAGTTGCAGTTGCAACCGAATGGAACAATGCACTTTTGGTTGTAGAAAACTCAAATGTAGGTTGGGCAACTATACAACAAATAATTGATAGAGCATATGGAAATTTATTCTATATGAGTAATGATTTAAAATATGTTGATGTTGAAAAACAAATGTCAAATAAATTTTACAGAGATGAAAAACAAATGGTAGCAGGATTTTCAACAACAACTAAAACCAGACCACTTATCATTTCTGCATTAGATACATATATGCATGATAAAGATATTCTTATTCGTTCAAATAGATTGATAGATGAATTATTTACTTTTATTTGGAATAATGGTAAAGCGGAAGCAATGAAAGGTTATAATGATGACCTTGTAATGGCGTTGGGTATAGGACTATGGGTTCGTAATACAGCATTAAGATTAAAGCAAGAAGGAATTGATTTAACAAAAAATATGTTAAATTCGGCTAAAATTTCTCAATATGATGGTGTATATACTAATAACCATTTAAAGAAAAATCCATATGAAATGGAATTAGCTAGAGGTGAAAAAGAAAATTTACATTGGTTACTAGGATAATTATATATTTATACATTGAAACTATTATAATATGAGATTAATAAATTTAATACCACTAAAAGAAATGGAAAATCCTTGTTGGAAAGGATACCAAATGGTTGGAACAAAAAAGAAAGATGGTAGAGAAGTACCAAATTGTGTTCCTAATAATGAAGCAGCTGATTCGGCAGCAATTAATCAACCTGGAGGATATTACGGAGACAATGGTGATAATATGGATATAGATGAATTGGATGTAGAAACAATTTCAGAAGAAAAAGATTTTATTAAATTTATAAAAGAATATAATAATACTTTATCGGAAGCAAACTGTAATTGTGTTTATGAAGCAGAATATCAAGGTAGAAGTGTTCAATTGGGTAAACCAATGGCGGGTGATGTTAAAAAGTTTAAAGTATATGTAAAAAATCCAAAAGGAAATGTTATTAAAGTAAACTTTGGTCAAAAAGGAATGAAGATTAAAAAAAATAATCCTGCAAGAAGAAAATCATTTAGAGCAAGAATGCATTGTGATAATCCAGGACCTAGAACAAAAGCAAATTACTGGAGTTGTAGAAAATGGTAATATTTGGTAAAATCAAATATTTTTCTTATATTTAGAATTATAGAATTATAAAAAATGGCAGATAAAAATATATTTAATAGGTTACAAAAACTATTTTCAACAAATACAATTGTTCGTAAAACTAGCAAAGGTGTAAAAGTAATTGATACGGATGAGTATCAAAATATGACAACTAATTTAGTTGACCGTTATATGAAACTTAGAATGTCTTCATATGGTGGTGGATTAGTTGAATCATCTTTAGCATATCAACAAGTTAGAATTGATTTATTTAGAGATTATGATGCAATGGATATGGACCCGATAATTGCATCAGCATTAGATATTTATGCGGATGAATCTACTCCAAAAAATGAACACGGAAATATGTTAAAAATTCATCATCCTGATGATAATGTTAAGCAAATATTGGAAAATTTATTTTATGATATTCTTAATTTAGAATTTAACTTATGGCCATGGACTAGAAATTTGGTTAAATATGGTGATTTATTTTTACAATTAGAAATTGCAGAAGGATTGGGTATTGTAAATACATTACCACTATCCTCATATGAAACAACAAGAGTAGAAGGTTTTGACCCAACCAATCCACAAAGAGTTAAATTTGTATATGCACCATATCAAAATCCATTGGGTGGAATGACACAAACTCCTAAAAAAGAATTAGAAAATTATGAAGTTGCACACTTTAGACTAAATTCGGATTCAAATTTTTTACCATATGGTAAATCTATAATTGAAGGTGGAAGAAGAGTTTGGAAACAAATTATGTTAATGGAAGATGCTATGTTAATCCATAGAATTATGAGAGCCCCTGAAAAGAGAATATTTAAAATTGATGTCGGTAATATTCCACCAACTGAGGTTGATAATTACATGCAAAAAATTATACAATCATCTAAAAAGGTTCCTTTTGTTGATGAAAAAACTGGAGAATATAATTTGAAGTTTAATATGATGAATATGACGGAAGATTATTATATGCCAGTAAGAGGTAATGATAATGGTACTTCAATTGATACATTAAAAGGATTAGAATATAATATGATTCCTGACCTTGACTACTTAAAAAATAAGTTAATGGCAGCATTAAAGATTCCAAAAGCATTTTTAGGATATTCAGAAGATACAAATGGTAAAGCAACATTGGCAGCAATGGATGTTAGATTTGCAAAAACAATTGAAAGAGTTCAAAAAGTTTTAATTTCGGAATTAACTAAAATTGCAATTATTCACTTATATGCACAGGGTATTGAGGATGACAAATTAACAGAATTTTCATTAGAATTAACGATTCCATCTAAAATATATGAACAAGAAAAAGTTGAATTATATACATCTAAAGTAGCATTGATTACACAAATGCAACAAACTAAAATGTTCTCTAAAAAATGGATGTACGAATCAGTTATGGGATTTGCACAAGATGAACAAGATGAACAGACATTAGATGTATTGGAAGATACCAAACAACAATTCCGTTTAACATCGATAGAAACTCAAGGTGTAGACCCTGCAAAACCAACTGGAGCAGATAACCAAACCAATGTAGAAGAAGAAATAAATAGAATAAATACCGAATTAGAAGAAACTGGAAATGGAGAAATTGGTAGACCAAAGGATATTGTTAGATATGGTAAAGATGACCATCCAGAAGGAAGAGACCCGTTAGGTATTAAAACTTTAAAGAGAAAAGAAGGTTCTCAACCTAATAAAGCCAGAAAAGACTCATATTTTGAGATATTTAAGGATATGAAAGGAAATAAAAAATCTATTTTGACAGAGAATTTCATAAAAGAGTAATAAACTAATAGAATAATATATTTATATCTGAATAATTGTCAATTTAATGAAAAAAATAAAGCATTCAAAATTTAAAAATACCGGATTTATATTCGAACTATTAGTAAGACAAGTCACATCTGAAATAATGTCATCGAATAAATCGATAGCAGAAAAGATTTTAAAAGAACACTTTTCTTCTAAAACAGAATTATCTAAAGAATTGAAATTATATCAATATTTAATTCAAGAAAAATATAATTCCGAAGTAAAAGCTGAAAAATTTATAGATACTATTTTAGAAGCTAGAAAAAGATTGGATGAAAAGAAAATTATAAAAGAAAAATATAATTTAATTAAAACTATTAAAGAAAATTATAATTTAGATGAATTTATTAAATCTTCAATTTCTAATTATAAAACATTAGCATCTATTTATAAAATATTTGAAACAATTTCATCTACTGAACAATTTGAACCAACAGATATAGTTTCATCTAGATTTACTATTGCGGAAAATATAATCAATACATCTATTCAAAATAAAGACCAAAAAATAAAAGATGCGGTTATTGAAGAATATAAAAAACAAGATGAAAATTTAAGAACATTATCTTATAAATTTTTAGTAGAAAGTTTCAATAAAAAATATAAAAATTTATCAGAAGAACAAAAATCTTTATTAAGACAATATATTAATAATATAAATAATACTGGAAAATTAAGCGAATACCTTAGTAATGAAGTTAGTAATATAATTATTTCTTTAAAAGAAATTTGTTCAAATGTTTCGGATAAAGTTACTAAAATTAAATTAGCAGAAACAATTTCAAATATTAAAAAAATTAAATCAGCTAAAAAAATCAAAGAACAACATTTATCAGCAATGATGATGACTTACGAATTATTAAATGAACTTAAAGATAAATTAAAATAAAATGGTAAATTACAGAATATTTAACGCACAAGAATTTACATCAGGTCAATCTGGTTCATTGGCCAGAGCTTGGGGTGCAATGAGAGGTTCAGCAATATGTTCGGGTTCAATAACATTAGAAGGTGTAGCTGATAATGATTATAGTGGTACAATTGCACAAACGGGTAATGGTAGTCATTCTACATTAAAATTGGAATATCTACCAGTAGGTACTCCTATACCTGCATATGTTAGAAGTATAAATGTAGCAACAGGTTCAGCATATTTATTGGCATAAAATTAAATCGGAGAATAAAATGGCAACTAAGAAATATCAAGAATGTAAAGAATGTACCGATGCAGCAACTGCAAAAGCATATGCATCAACAAAACATGATGGACAACCAGATAGAATTGCACAAATGAAAGAAATCATTCGTAAAATGGTTAGAGAAAGAATGGTTGATGAGATGACAGGTAGTGGTGCAGCAGGAGATTATAATTCACCATTTGCATTTGGTAAAAAAGGTAATGAAAAAGCAAAAGGTAAAAAACAAGCGGCATTAACCGGATATACTGTAGTTAATGAATCCGAAAGTACAAAAATACCAAATAAACCAGTTGCAAAAGGTGGTAAAGATATTCCACATAAGGCAGTTGCAGGTAAAGTAACTGATAAAAAAATAGCCGATGTATCGGGAATGGAAATTGCAACAGACAAACCAATCAAAGAAATTGATAAAAAGAAAAAAATTAACAAAGACATTGCAACTCAAGTTGGAATGGAAATTGTAAAAGAAAATAGATGGTTAGAATTAAAAAGAGAAGTTGCATCACCACAACAAAAAATTAATAAAGGTATTTCTAATATTAATAAACAATTAGCAGAAGTTGAAAGATTTTTGAATTGGTATGGTAAGATTAAGAATGAAAGTGGTGTAACCAACGAACAATTCTGGAAAAGAACCAATTCTAATATTTATACAATAAAGGAAAGATTAATTAAATTAGAACAAAAAATCAGAAAAATCTCAGAATAAAATGGATATCAATCAACTTAAAGGACTTATTAAAGAAGTAATTGCAGAAGAGCAAGATTACGAAATATTATTTAAACATATGTTAAATAAAACTGGCAAATCATTAAAAGATATGTCAGCTGAAGAAAAATCTAAATTTTTCAATGCAGTAGACAAAGCGTACAAAGCAAAATCTGAAGGTAGACTAAGTGGTTTACCCGAAGAATTATTTGGAAATCAATCTAAATTAGATGTAGATGGTGATGGTGAAATTGAAGCTTCTGATTTAGCTAAATTGAGAAAACAAAAATAATGAACAAACCTCTATTAATAGAAACTCATCTATTTGAAGCAAAACTTCAAAAAGAAGAAAATGGAACTTATTTGGTTAAAGGTATTCTACAAAGAGCGGGTGCCCCAAATCAAAACCATAGAAGATATCCAAAAGAAATTTTAGAAAGAGAGTGTAAAAAATACGAACAACTTATCAAAGAAAGAAGAGCTTTAGGTGAATTAGACCATCCTGAATCTCCAGTTATTAACTTAAAAAATGTATCACACAATGTTAGAGAAATCTGGTGGGAAGGTGATGATTTATTAGGCGTAATAGAAATACTTTCGACACCATCTGGAAATATATTAAAAGAATTATTAAAAAACAATATTCGTTTAGGTATTAGTAGTAGAGGATTGGGTTCGGTGAAAGAAATGAACGATGGTACTGTAATGGTTCAACCTGATTTTGAATTAGTAGGTTGGGATTTTGTTTCTAATCCATCTACATATGGTGCATTTATGTCACCTACCACAATGAATGAAAGTGTTAATAAGCAAATTAAAAAAGAAATTGAAGAATGTGGTAAATGGTGTAAAGCACAAGATTTGATGAGAGAAATATTAATTGAATTAAACTAATAATATGATAAAGTTAAAAGATATATTGAAAGAATCGGAACAATTTAATAATAGATTACCAAATGTATTAAAAAAAGCATTTTTAGAAATTATTTCAACATACGGTCAACATAGAGAAGGATTAAAAAGAAAATCTGATGTTAGAGAAATTGCTGAAACATTGGGTGGAATTGCTGATGCAGCATCTGAATATACTTTAAGAGAAGCGGGTGATTGGTTTGATGGTGTTACTATTAAAAGAAATATGAAAGAACTTGCTAATTTACAAAAAGCATTTGAAAAAGAAGCACAAGAAGCAGCTGCACAAGAACAAAGAATGGAAGCATTGTATGAAGATATGGGGCATGTTTTAAGTAGATATTTTGAAATAGCAGATGTTTCTGAGGATGTGATGAAACAAAGATTAGGATTGCAAGAGAATAAAAAAAATAAAAAGAAATAATGGAACAATTAGCATCATTATTTTTTCATAGTAGAACACAGGCTCATGTGTTTCATTTAGGAGTTAAAGGACCTGGTTCATTTGCAGCACATTCAGCATTAAACACATACTATGATGAAATTGTAAGTTTGATAGATGGTTTAGTAGAATCATACCAAGGAAAATATGGTTTAATTAAATTTCAACCAGTAAATGGTTTAGATACTAATTGTGATATCAAAAACATAATTGGATATTTTGAAAAACTTTGTGTAGCATTAGAAAAATTAAGACAAGATAAAAAATTACAAGATACTTGGATTCAAAATCAAATAGATAATATTTCGGAGTTATTATACTCTACAAAATATAAATTAGTTAATTTACAATAATAGGATGTTAATAGTTAGTGTTAAGGGTGGAAATATAGAGTGGGCATTGAAAGATTACAAAAAGAGAGTTCAAGCCACAAAACAAATAGAAGAACTTAGAGACAGAAAGAATTTTACTAAGCCTTCAGTTAGAAAAAGGTTACAAAAAGAAGAAACTATAAGAAAAAATAAGTATAATAACTAATTTTCTTTAGTTTTCTAAAAAAATTTGATATATATTATCAAATATTCCATTTTTTATTATGGAATTATAAGACATAGTTGATTAATGAATACCCTTCTCTATAAGGTGTGACCGAACAAT